GAACTCAAAGAGCTGGACAACAAACTTACAGCTCTGACCAATGAGATAGCGGTGCGCAGTGCAGTAGCTGACCGCAGCAAGCGTTGGGAATTTAGAGATCCTGTTGGTACCAAATTAGAAACCAAAATGATACGCAAGAAGCAGGTAGAAAATCAACTAGCCAAATGCATAAGCTGGGCTAAATACAGTCAACAACGAGGATTTACAAATGAAGCTCAACGAACTGGCCGTGGCCAACCCAACAAAACAAGCCGCTCAGGTATTTGAAAGTTATTTTGGCGCCGCCGTCAATTTTGATACTGTGACACCTGCTCAAGCTCGCGGCATGCTGAAACGTGTGCGCGCCTTGATAGCCGAACACCGTCGCACTGCACAATTTCACAAGAGTGAACAGAACCCTGCCTATTTGAAATTGGTGGTCATGGAACAGGCCCTGGCATCTGCTGCTACAGCACCCGGGGTCGCGCCACAGGCCAATCCACAACAACAGGCCGCTGCCATGACACTTCAACGTCAGCAAAAGCAACGCCAGCTGGATGACGAAAACAAGCAGATTGATCAGCAGATGAAAGATCTCACTGCTAGAAAAGCACAGATTCAACAAGAAAAAAGCATGATGGAAACTCGCCTGTCGCGCCGTCTGCGTGAAGCCAGTGAAGTGCAACAGGCACAGGTTGTATTGGCCAGCCAAGATATGGTTGACCAAGTACAAAAAATGAGCGAAGATATTAGTGCCATGCAGTTCAAAGACCTGCCGGCTCTGGTAGATCAGATCAAGAATGAAGTTGGCACAGATCAGGCCATGCAGTTCAACACTGATGCCACAGCGGCCTTGGCCGGATTGCTACAAAATTTGCAAGGTGCCAAGACACAGCTGGAATCTGCACTAGGGGTAGTTACAGGTCAGGCTCCTACTGTGCCCGGCGTAGACATGGATGCAACAGCAGGACTAGACACAGAACTGCCCGCAGAACTGCCTGCTCCTGGCGAAGAAATTGACGTTGAAACTGACATCGAAGTAGACGATGAAAAAGACAGCAACAGCCTGGCCTCCAGTCTGGGTCGCGGTCGCAGATAATGCTGATTCGTGAGTTTGCCGGAGACCGTTCGTCCGGCGATCCAGCACAACTGTTGGCATTGACCACGTTTCTCAAAGACCGTGCCGAAGATGAAAATGCCCAGGCACAGATCAGTCAAGCAGCCTTTATTGATTTGGCTCAGAGCCTGGGAGTTAACGTTACCACTTCCAACCTGTCCGACCTGATCGCACAAGAACCTTTGAGCAATGTGCTAGAACCATTGGATCCCAATTCGGGAGTAATCAGATTCAAAGGCAACACTGAAGCCGCAACCGGTATGAGTGTGGATCAAGCTCGTGCTGTAGTAGATTCAAATGCCAAAGCAGCCTTAAAGCGCCGTCAATAATCAAAACTGTTGTAAATATTCAAGTAGCATGTTATAATATACAAAGGAGTATAGGATGGCCTATTCAGAAAAAGTAATCGATCACTATGAGAATCCCAGAAACGTGGGCAAGCTGGATGCAGACGACACTGTGGGCACAGGTGTGGTTGGAGCTCCGGCATGCGGTGACGTAATGCGACTACAGATCAAGGTTGAGGATGGAATTATCACAGATGCAAAATTTAAAACTTACGGTTGCGGATCGGCTATTGCGTCGTCGAGCCTTGTTACCGAGTGGGTCAAGGGTAAAACGCTGGAGCAAGCAGGAGCGATTAAGAACAGTGAGATTGCAGAAGAACTTGCTCTTCCGCCAGTTAAGATCCATTGTTCCATACTTGCTGAAGATGCGATCAAGGCCGCAATAGTCGACTATAGAGCCAAACATGATACAAGTAACTGAAACCGCTGCCAAAAAAATCAAACAAAATTTGGCCCGTCGCGGATCGGGTGTTGGTATTCGTATTGGCATAAGGACCACTGGCTGTAGCGGACTAGCCTATGTGTTAGAATATGTAGACCGGATCAATGCCGAAGATACAGTATTTGAAAGTCAGGATGTAAGGGTAATTGTTGATGCTAAAAGTTTGCCTATATTAGGCGACCTAGATGTTGACTATGTGCGACAGGGTCTTAATGAAGGCTTTGAATTCAACAACCCCAATGAACGTGATCGTTGCGGTTGTGGAGAAAGTTTCAGAATCTAGCATGATTGCTGTTTATAGCAACAATATCTTGACCGACCACTGCATTGGTCAGTTGAAGTTTGGTCAATCTTATCAAATATATCATTCCATTGAGCAATATCTAACAGCTGATGCCAAAATCAAAATAGCATTTGTCAATCACCTGAACAGTTATGAACCTCCTGATTCTGAGGAATTACGGTTATATCAAGGAATTGACGGTCGTAAATTCTCAAACGAGATCGGCCAACTCAAAACACTCAGTGATCTGGTTGTTGCGTTTGACAACGAAATACATCCTTATCATTTTGACATATTTCGGCAACATCAACAATCCAATGTGTTCTGGGTATTACCCGGATACATCAATGATTCACAACTTATTGACCCAAAGAATATAATCTTATGGAATCAACATATTGAATTTTTAGTAGATCCTTACCGTAAAACGCTGTCACACAAACTTAACGAGCTTACCCACACCACATCCAAGCCCATGTATTTTGATGCCCTGCTTGGAAATCGCCGAGCCCATAGAGATTTTGTATATGACACAATACAGTCTCAAAATCTGCAAGAACAAATCCTAACCACCTACATGAATCAAAAATATATTGGTATTGGTGACCTGTTGATCGATGACAATTTTAAAACATATTTTGAATGGGAATCTGACATTGAACACCTTGGCAGTGCTGTGACCAGACCATCTGACAGGGTGCAGTATCAAGGCTTGACGTTTGCACTGTATAATATTCTACCAATACAGGTGTACAATCGTACTGCCTACAGCATAGTGGCCGAAACCGGACTGGATAATCGATACAGTTTTTTTACAGAAAAAATAGCCAAACCCATAATGGCACGCCGGTTGTTTGTGATGTTTTCGGGTCATAAATTTTTACAAAATCTTCGAAATTTAGGATTCCAGACATTTGACAATATCATTGACGAAAGTTATGATTTAATGTATAATGATAATGACAGATGGAGTGCGGCATTTGAACAGGTACAAAGACTGTGCAAAATGGACCAGTCCGAAGTGTTTGCAAAAATTGCACCGGCTGTGGAACATAACTATTCCTTGCTGATGAATACTGACTGGGAACAACACATGCTGGATCAACTGCAACAAAAACTAAATCGAGTGTGCAGCCACCCCAGCATTTTTAGACACCTTAAAATTGCACAAGTTCTTTATGATTGGATAAAAGGTAAAATTGTATAATCCTAAATTTGAGTATCATACTTTGAGTCGTACTAGCGAGGAAGGGCAACGCTTGTACTCTACCCCCACCGGTGATCGTGTTCCTAGTGTTACAACTATCTTAGACCGGACCAAGTCAGCTGAATCTAAAGCAGCTCTAGAGCAATGGCGAAAAAATATAGGTCATGCCAAGGCACAGCAAATTACCACAGAGGCTGCCAATCGCGGCACCAGAATGCACACCTACCTAGAGCACTATGTAAAAAATAATGAACTCAAAGAACCCGGGTCAAATCCCTACTCATGGGCCAGTCATGCCATGGCACAGACTGTGATCGAAGACGGGCTTAAAAATGTCAACGAATTCTGGGGTGTAGAAATTCCTCTATATTTTCCCAAGCTGTATGCTGGCACTACAGACTGCGTGGGCATACATCAAAATACAGAAAGCATTCTGGACTTTAAACAAACCAACAAGCCCAAACGGTCAGAATGGATTACAGACTACTATCTACAGCTAGTGGCCTATGCTCTAGCACACAACGAAGTTTACGGTACCAACATACGCAAAGGTGTGGTCTTGATGTGTGTTAAACCGCCTGTGGATGAAATGGGCCGCCCTACAGCACGCCCTGAATACCAAGAATTTACACTAGAACCTGCAGATTTTGACCGCTGGGCCGATGCTTGGTGGCGTCGTCTTGAGCAATACTACCTACAGGCCTGACCAGCTAAATACTGCATAATTAGCAAGGACAATTACTGTGGCCATTGTACAGATATCGCGCATTACCAACCGTAAAGGTTTACAAGAAAACCTACCGCAACTAGCCGGCGCAGAGCTGGGCTGGAGCATAGACAGTCGCAGACTGTACATTGGCAACGGCACCTTGCAAGAAGGTGCCCCGGTAATTGGCAACACAGAAGTTCTTACTGAATTTAGTGAAATAATTCCACCGCCTACGGTGGTAGAACTGCTGAACAATCAGGCATCACCTCAGGTGATATTTACAGAAGACGTCAACACAACCAAAGCATTTAGCATTGCCTATACCATTGTGAGAGGCACTAGATATCGCACAGGTACTATTGCAGTGGCTGCCGGCAGTGTCGACGGCCCTTTAGCCTACAGTGACAGTTTTGTAGAAAATGCTGTCACCGGCATAACTCTCACCGTGACGCAGATAGACACCACAATCAATGTAAACTACACCAGCACCAATACCGGTATCAGTGGTACCATGTCCTACGTCATAACCAATCTGTTTTGATGTGGCCCCAAACTTTTGATGCCCGGCTGGCCAGTTGGACATTTCTACGTGAACAATGCCAGAACCTGCCAGTTGAGTCTGCACTAGCCCGTATCAACGACTGGTGGTTCCGAGCACCCTGGCAACCCTACTACCTACACTGGGATGATCAGCTCAGTTGGCCCGATCCCTGGCAACTTTTGAGCGACAACGTGTACTGCGAAGTTGCAAGAGGGCTTGG